ATTCTGATTCTCCCCAAAAGTTAAAATCTGAAACTGCATCTTTTAGTGTCGAAACTGCTAACTTAGCCGTAATTTGTGAAACCATTTTAATTCAAAATAACAACTGTACTTCTATCATACTACAATATTTTATTTTTGACAATAATAAATCACAATAAAAAAAAGCCCTCAGAATCCTGAAGACTTTTATCCTTAATATTATTGGTTTTAGCTCCATTTACCAGCAACAATCTTAATAGTTCCATCATTCTCAGTTTGGGATTCAATCTCAAATCCTTGAGCTAGTAGTTGATAAATTGTATTTTCCCTTGCATACATCGGTAATAAAGCCTCCATAAATTTAGTTTTCCCCCAAGCATCGTTATCGGAAATAAATTCATATTCTCCTTGAGAATTGAGCTTGAATCCTAAATTATAGTTATGCCTTGGTCGTCGAATAACAAAGTCTGCTATTGTGCTATTGCCATAATAATCCTTGATAATGCTATTGGTTTCGAGAGTTGCTCCGGTTAGAATATCAAGTTGGGATTGTAGTAATTTATGGAGAACTCGTTCAAGGATAACATGGCTTTTGATTGAGGTTTTGATAGTTGTTAGATGTGACATAATTTACTCCTGAGTTAATGATTCATTAATTGCTTGATTAAAGGCTTCATCAGTTGGCTCGTCCAACATCCCTATTGCTTTAAGGATTCTTAATTGAATACGTCTCCCACCACGACAAATAGCTTTGTTGTTAGCACTATGACAAAGATGTTGTCCTTCTCCTGCTAAATTATTGATGAAGTCAGCATAACGTTCAGGAACAATGGGAACAGGATTTTCACCTTCAAACGGACAAGTTTTACAAGGTTTTTCCTGTACTGGATATGTTCTTAAATCATTAGGGTTTAATGCCATAAGTTTTCCTCTTGTAATAGAGTAATTTGATTTTGTTCTTGATATTCAGGTAAAAGTTCTTGAGATTTGACTTCACCAAGTTCTAAATCCTTAGTAAGTTCGGTACAATTAGAGCCAGAACCATTGAGGACTTTTTCAGTTATTGTGCCATCGGGATTGATGGTAAATTCAACTTGGTAATATTGCATTGTTGATTTCTCCTTAATTTCTGGAAATATCCCCTAATTGATCACTGGTTCTGATTAAGGGATAATATTAACTAACGTTCATCTGGCAGTAGCAAAACTTTGTTTTCTAAGTAAATCTTAATTTCACTCATGGGGAAATCAGTAAATAGAAATTCTTGACTAACTGCTGGTTTAACACCTAAGACTGGTGTATCTTCCCAACAAGTTAAAACCGCCATATTTCTAGCTTCAGGCTTAATGAACTCATGAGAATCACCAACAACTAAAAGCCAAAGTTGAAAATCACGAAGCATTGGATTCAATCGAAGTTTATGCTGATAGGAACCGATAGCATCTAATAGCCAATAGCATTCAGCATTTTCAGCTAGAAAGTTAATTCCATCTGTGTAAGAAAATCCGAGAGAATGCTTGTAATAGTTTTCGGTTCCATTGAATTGACTTAATTCCGTTTTAAGTTGTTCTGCTGTTAACATTTGATTTTAGATAAAACATCATAATCAAAAAGCGGTAGCTCCCCTAATTAATTACTTGATTTGATTAAGGGATTAATTAACTTTTAGTCTTCAGAAAATCCTTCAGTTCTCATGTAATCAGCTACACAGGAATTACACCAGTCTAGGTAATCATCAGTTGCGCCATGACACCAAGGAACAAGTTTGTGGCAACGGTAACATTCAAAAATCATCCCTGATTCACACTTTTTGCAATTACAACCTCTAGGCGGAAGCCCAACTATTTCTAGGAGATTTTGAGATAAGTTGAAAAGCTGTAAGTTAATAAATTGTTTGTTCATGTTTAGTTTCCTAATTGTTGTTGAATTTGAACATAAATGTCATCGGGAACAGTCCATAATCCAGGCATTCCCCGTGCCGCAATTGGTTGAGGAAGGGGTTTAATATTAGTGAGTTCCCAACCATAATTTCCAGGTTCCCAATACCCAGACACTCGCTCAAGATGTGATTGTTTATTAATCAGTTCTTTTGTCATCAAATGAATGTCTTTGAGAGTGGCAATGGCAATGATTTTCCCGAATGTTGAGTTGAAATAAGTTTCATCAAAGCTGAAAGTCCCTTTCAGAGCGAAAAGAATATCAATATAATCTTCTAAGGGACTCAACGGTTCTTTCCCTACATGAATTGCTAGTCTTCCTCTATAATTCCGTTGCCAACTACGGGTTTCAAATTGTTTCTTTCCTTTGACTAAGAGACTAGCCCAAGGTTCATGTATTGTTAATGCTTGCATTTTGTTTAATTGTTGGTTAATTCATCCTGATAATCAACTTCTAAAAGCGGTAGCAAATTATTATTAGCAGAATCTACTAAAGAAGCTGATTTAGCCCCACTCCGACTGGCCCAATCTTTTAAGGCTTCAATCTGATGACTGGCAATTTTAGCTAAAGGAATACAATCTGCAATTGAATCTAAAATATCCTCAGTTGTAAATTCTCGGTTTTGACTAAATCCAAATTGCATAGCATCATAAATAACCTGTTCAATCTCGGCTCCTGAAAACTCTTGACTTCTAGCCGCTAATAACTCTAAGTTGAATTGATTATTAGGTCTTAAACGATTCAAATGAACTTTAAAGATTTGTTCCCGTTCTGATTGAGTCGGTAACGATAGAAAGAAAAGCTCATCCAGTCTACCTTTTCGGATTAATTCAGCAGGCAGAAGTTCAACATTATTAGCAGTAGCAACAACAAATACGGGAGCGGTTTTTTCAGCTAACCAAGTTAACAGCGTAGCGAATACTCGCTTACTGGTTCCTGAATCACCATCGGATTGATTGTTACTAAAACTTTTCTCAATTTCATCTATGAACAAAACAACCGGACTAATAGCTTCAGCTAATTTGATAACTTGTCTTACGCGACTTTCACTTTCACCAACAATCCCACCAAATAAACGCCCAACGTCTAATCTCAATAACGGTAATTTCCATTCAGCAGCAATTGTTTTAGCGCTTAGAGATTTACCTGTGCCTTGAATACCTGCAAGTAACACACCTTTGGGACTGGGTAAGCCATATTCACGAGCGGCATCAGTGAAGCTATGCGATCGCAATTTAACCCAAGCCTTCAAATTCTCCAAACCCCCAACAGACTCTAACCCTGATTGATGGGGAATAAACTCTAAAATGCCTGTTTCCCGAATAGTCTGACGTTTTTCCTCGATGACTACCCCGATGGCACTCTCATCAACTTTTCCCGACCGTGCGAGACACTTGGCTAATACACGGGCTATGCGACACCGAGTTAATCCTGTCAGGGCTTTAAGAAGTTGCTCCCGTTCGTCAGGCGATACCTTTAATTTAGTCCCCACCAGATTATTTACCAGTAAAGAAATTTCCTCAATGCTGGGTAAATCAAAATCAACAATTGTCGTTTCTTCTCTGAGTTCAGTTGGTAATCTTAATTGGTCAGAAAGGATAACCAAACAACGACGGTCACGACTCATTTCCCGTGCTAGATTCTTGATTTCCCGAACTAAAGGTAACTGGCCAGGATTTATTTGATTATTAGAACCAGGAGCTATTAAACAACCTAAATCTTTAAGTACAAATATTGTGGGTTGGTCTTTAGGAGATTTAGCTATTCGAGTTAAAGCCCCCATTGGCTGACCTTTATCAGCATTATTATCACTCCAACCCCGTGCAAAATCCCAGAAGTAAATCTGTGATTTTCTTGACTTAGCTACATTCAAAAGTTCTTCTTCGGCTGGTTCTTCTTCGGCAGACACCACATAAATTAATGGGAACCTCGCCGCCAACATTAATTCTAATTCTCCCATCATTCTGTTATTCCTGTTATTCTGTTATTCCTGTTATTCCAATAACAAATTCTGTTATCCTGTTATCCCAATAACAAATTCTGTTATTCTGTTATCCCCATAACAAACTTTCTGCTATGGGAATAACGTTATGGTTATTTAGCAAGTTTTTTGTTGGTCTTAGAAGTGATGGAAGTAACGGAGGCAGGAATAGGGGGGATAATGGTTTGTTTGAGTTGAGTTCTCAAGTTATTGATTTCCTCATCCTGTTCAACTAACTGGAGTTCAGCTTTATTGAGGGCTGTTATTTTTTCCTCAAGTTCAAATTTAAGTTCTTCAACTTCATCAGAGATTGCTCCAAAATCAAGAGAATCAACTTCTAATGTCGAAGTAATTACCTGTTGAGATTGTAAGTTAACAATCGTTTGGTTTGCTTCATTGAGTTGAACTTGAACGGCTGAAAGTTGAGATTCTAAAACTTGCTTCTCCCCAAGTTGAGATTGCAAGGATTGGGTTTGACTATGAAGCGAGGAAATTTCTCGTTCCCGTGCTTCTAATTGACCATTGAGTCGAGAAATTTCACCACTACGTTCACGTTCTTTGGTTTCAAGGTCAGAAACTTCAAGTAAACGTTTCTCAGCTTCAGAAAGTTTAACCGTTAAATCATTCCGTTCTTGATACAGCCCATCTAATTGTTGACGGAAATTATCGGAATCTGCAAGCTGTTGTTTATTCAGGTTCATGTAGGCTTCTTTCAATTCATTCCGTTGGCGCTCGTATTCAGACTTGTAGAAATCTAATTCAAGTTTGAGTTGAGGA